CGTGGACCTGAAGCGCGGTACCAGCGACAACCTGCGGGGGCTGCTGTGACCACCGACAACCGCTTGCTGTACGATTTGCGCGGCCAGCAGCTCAAGGAACTGGCCCGCATCGTGCACGACCTGACACCGGCTGACGCCGAAGCCGTGCGCCGTTACGCGGCCCTATCCGGACAACTTTACGACACACGCAACCTGTCCGACAAGTCGCTGGAAGAGGTTGACACCATCAGCGGTAAATATTTTCAAGGGGCATGAAATGAGCAAAGAAACAGGAGGACCAGCATTTCCATGCCTGGAAGCGACCGTGACCGGGATAGACAGCGATGGACAGGAGCGTATCGACACCGAGGCGCACGGTGGTATGACGTTGCGCGACTACTTCGCGGCCAAGGCTTTGCAAGGGCTGGCTGCACATGTGGTCGGAGCGGCCAAGCATTCGAACGAAACTGGCCCCCAAGCACATGCGCGTCTTGCGTATGCATACGCGGACGCCATGATTGCGGAGCGTGCCAAATGACTACCGAGGAACATGAGCGCGCGCGGCGCGAGCTTGGTTTTGGACTGCGGGAGCGGCAGCGATGAGCCTTAAAATCGTAGAGGGCAACTTCAACAAGCGAGAACTCGATTTAGCCCATGATTTCCCAGGAATTCTTCGCCAGCTTGCTGATGATGCCGATGCTGGGCGCATCACGTCGGCGGCGCTGGTCTGGACGCAAGATAATCAATTCTGCCTAAGCACGCCGTCCAGCGTAGAGGCCACGCTGGTCCTGTCGGCGCTTTTGCATCGTCGTGCTGTGGATAAACTTTTGAAATAGTTGACGCGGCCGCCGGCTGGTGTAGAATCAAGGCTCTCGCTGCTGTACGTCAACGTAAGAAGCCGCGCACCGCAAGAGAGCGCCCCGGAGGCAACCGGGAAGATTTAAGCGTGCATAGCTCAATGGGTAGAGCAGCCTCTGCGCATGGTGCGTTATAACGCAGTGCAGTGGAAGGTTGCTGGTTCGAGACCGGTGGCACGCGCCAAGTTCCATTGCGGTACCCTGGAGGATTAGCCGGACTTCATCCCCGGCGGTTTGAACCGAAGCAGGACTATTTGACCAGCCATGCGCTGGTCTCTTTTTGCCTAAAATATTTGCACATTGGCCCGTAAGCAACTACACTTCCGCCAAGAAACAACAGCGGAAGGGGCCGGCCATGCAAACGACAAGACTGTTAGCGGTCAACGAAGCCGGCATCCGCGTCGGCGAGGACCACCAGCGCGCCAAGCTCACGAACGCCGAGGTCGACAAGCTGCTCGACCTGCACGAAGAGCACGGCATGGGTTACGGGCGCCTGGCTGAGCTGTTCGGCGTCTCCAAGAGCACCACCCGCGACATCTGCCGGTACCTGCGCCGCGCCCAGCACGCCACCGACTTCCGCCGTTCCACCGCCCCCACCATTGAACAGCGCCGCGAGGCGGACCCCGAGCACATGGGTCCGGTCACCGCGCCATGCACCGGCTGCTTTGCCCCCATCCCGTTCCGCGACATGCACTTGCTTGGGGGCTATCGCTGGTGTTCTGCCTGCTATACCATTGCGCTCAATAACGCGAGGAATACGAAATCTACAAAAAAGCGCAAAAACACGCAACAAACGCAGCTTTTCGCGCTTTAAACCACAAAATTTAGCAAAATAGCGAACATGAGGAATGATAGGAATGAGCGCATCTAACCGGACACCTGAAAGGGTAGCTGCCTTTTGCGCAGCCCTCGCCGAAACCGCAAACGTGGGGCGAGCGTGCCGCGCCCTGGGCATGGGAAGAACCACCGCATACGACTGGCGCGAGGAGGATCCCGACTTCGCCGAGAAGTGGGACCGGGCCATGCGCATCGGCGTCACCGCCCTGGAGGACGAGGCGACCCGGCGCGCGTTCGAGGGCGTCGACGAGCCGGTGATCCATCAGGGGCAGTTCCAATACGCGCTCGAACCGAAGCTGACACGAAGCGGCAAGCCCGTGATGGACCGCGCCACGAAGCAACCGGTGATGGTCGCCTCCTTCAACGAGGACGGCACGCGCAAGCTGGCGTCGGTCAAGAAATACAGCGACAGCCTGGCCGCCATGCTGCTCAAGGCGCACGCGCCCGACAAGTACCGCGACAACAGCAAGGTCGAGATGGCCGGCTCGTTGGAGTTCTCGAACCTGAGCACGGGGGAGATCAGCGAGCAGATCGCCATGCTGGAGCAGCAACTGGCCACGGCGGCCGCCATGCCGAAGCCTGCAACACCATCCGCGCCTGAAGAGCATGACTTCGACGTCCCTGACTGACCGCGCCACGCGCTGGGCGCTTGAGCGCAAGCTGGCGCTGCTGATGGAGCTGCGCCGCCGGCAACCGCTGTGGTGGCCGCTGAAGGGTCCGCAGACAATGGCGTGGGAGAGCACAGCCGATATCGTCGGCTACGGCGGCGCGGCCGGCGGCGGCAAAACTGACCTAGGCGCCGGTACCATCCTGCTCAAGAGCGAACGCGCGCTGTTCATCCGCCGCGAGAAGGCGCAGTGCGAAGGCGTGATCCAGCGTCTGACCGAGATACTTGGCGGCAGCTCGCTGGGCTTCAACAGCACGAAGGGCATCTGGCGCATTCCCAATCGCGGGCTGTGCGAGTTCGGCGGCCTGGACAACCCGGGCGACGAAAGCCGCTGGCAGGGCCGCGCGCACGACAAGAAGATCTTCGACGAGGTCACCGAGATGCGAGAGGCGCAAGTGCGTTTCATCATGGGGTGGACCAGGTCGAGCAATCCGGACCTCCATGCCCAGGTGTGGATGTTCTTCAACCCGCCCACTACCGCCGAAGGTCGTTGGGTGATTGACTTCTTCGGGCCATGGCTCGACAACAAGCACCCGCTCTACCCGACGGTCCCGGGCGCCATCCGCTATTGCGCCATGCTCCCCGACGGCAAGGGCAGCACCAGCGATACCTGGCTCGATCGCGGCGACGAGTTCGTCATGGTCGACGGCAAGCCCTGCTACGACTTCGACCGCGCCGCACACCGGCCGGAAGACATCATCAAGCCGAAGAGCCGCACATTCATCCCGGCGAAAGTCACGGACAACCCCTTCTACATGGCGAGCGGCTATATGAACACGCTGCAGGATTTACCCGAGCCGCTGCGCTCGCAGATGCTGTACGGCGATTTCCAGGCCGGCATGAAGGACAACGCCTTCCAGGTCATCCCGACGGCCTGGGTCGACGCGGCCATGGCGCGCTGGAAGGTCCCCGATCAGCTCCTCAAGATGGACAGCCTGGGCGTCGACGTGGCGCGCGGTGGCGAGGATAACACCATCATCGCGCGCCGACATGGCATGTGGTTCGACCGACCGCTGGTCTACCCGGGCGCTGCCACGCCAGATGGCCCTACCGTGGCCGGCCTGTGCATCGCCGCCAAGCGCGACCGCGCGCCCATCCACCTCGATTCGATCGGCGTCGGCAGCTCGCCGCTGGACTTCCTGCGCCAGGCCGACCAGCAGGTCATCGGCGTGAATGTGTCCGAGAAGGCCTACGGCATGGACAAGACCGGGCAGATCCATTTCCTGAACCAGCGCACCGAGTTGTGGTGGCGCTTCCGCGAGGCGCTGGACCCGGCCAACAACACCGGCATCTGCCTACCGCCAGACAAGGAGCTGGCGCGCGACCTGTGCACGCCGACCTGGTCGATCCAGGGCAAGGTGATCAAGGTGCAAAGCCGCGAGGACATCATCAAGCAGATCGGGCGCTCGCCCGACTATGCCAGCGCCTACCTGCTGGCCCTGAAGGACACGCCGGTCATGTCGGAGTTGCTGGGTGCGCATACTCGACAGGAGAAGGAATACGATCCCTATGCGTAAAACTCATAAGGATCACAGCCATGTGCGAACCTGCATCTATTGCCTACGGCATTGCCGCCATCGCTGGCGGTCTCATCATCAGCAAGTCCATGAAGGCAACGCAGCAAGCATTCCAGTCTGCGCCTGAAGCGGCAGCGCCACCGCCGCCCACCCCGATCAAGGAGGCGCCCGTACCCAAGACCGCGCAACCGGTCCAGCAGGCCAAGGCGCCAAATGTGCAGGCGCTGCGCGCGGCCAACACCGGCGCCACACCTGGGCGCGGCACCAACGCCACGGCCACCATGCTCACCGGCGCCGGCGGCGTCGACCTGACGTCACTCGATATCGGGCGCAACACGCTGCTCGGCGGGGGCGGCTGATGGCTACCACGCCCCGCAACAAGTATCTGCAACGCTGGGGTTCACTTGACAGCGACTTCAGCGAGTGGCGCAGCCGGTGGATAGACATCAGCCGCAACATCCTGCCGGTGTCTGGCCGCTTCCTGCAGGACGAGCGCCAGCGCAGCGGCAAGAAGAACTTCAACGACATCTACGATTCGACCGGCACGCGAGCCCAGGCCACGCTGGCGGCCGGCCTGATGGCGGGCATGACGTCGCCGGCTAGGCCGTGGTTCCGCCTGTCGACGCCAGACCCCGAGCTGATGAAGTTCACGCCGGTCAAGATCTGGCTGAACGACTGCACGCGCCTGATGCAGTCCGTGTTCGCCCGCTCCAACACCTACCGCGCGTTGCACCAGATGTACGGCGAGCTGGGGCTGTATGGCACGGCCACCTCGATCCTGGTCGACGACTTCGAGGACGTCATCCGCCATCACACCCTGACGGCCGGCGAGTATCGCCTGGCCACCAACTACAAGGGCGAAGTCGACACGATGTATCGCCAGTTCGAGAAGACCGTTGCCGAGGTGGTCAAGGAGTACGGCATCGGGAAGGTCAGCAACACGGTCAAGAACCTGTTCGACCAGGGGTCGCTTGATGCGATGGTCCCGTTGGTGCACCTGATCGAGCCGCGCGCGGATCGAGACCCAAGCATACGCGATGCCGCCAACATGCAGTGGCGCTCGCTGACGTTCGAGCCGGCCGGCGGCAACACGGACAAGAATCTGCGCGATTCCGGATTCAATGAGTTCCGCGTGCTGGCGCCGCGCTGGGAAACCTGGGGTGACGACGTCTACGGCACCGGCCCCGGCACGTTGGCTATCGGCGACGTGCGCCAGCTCCAGCACCAGCAGTTGCGCAAGGCGCAGGCGATCGACTACCAAGTCAAGCCGCCCATCATCCTTCCGACCAGCGCCAAGGGCATGGGCAACTTCCTGCCGGGCGGCGTCAGCTACATCGACAGCACCCAGCCGCAGACAGCGCGCACGGCCTGGGAAGTCACGCTCAACCCGCAGTACCTGCTGGAGGATATCCGCGACGTGCGCGACCGCATCAACAGCACGTTCTATGTCGACCTGTTCAAGATGCTGGCCAACACCGACCGCACGCAGATGACCGCGACCGAGGTGGCCGAGCGCCACGAAGAGAAGTTGCTGATGCTCGGGCCAGTGCTCGAACGCCAGCACAACGAGCTGCTGGACCCGAAGATCGAGCTGACATTCGCCCGCATGGTGCGCGCCGGCATCCTGCCACCGCCGCCGGAGGAACTGCAGGGCGTCGAGCTTCAGGTCGAGTTTGTGTCGATGCTGGCGCAGGCACAGCGCGCCATCGGCACCAACGGCATCGACCGCTTCGTGATGTCGCTCGGCACCCTGGCGCAGTTCAAGCCCGACGTGCTCGACAAGTTCAACAGCGACGAGTGGGCGGACGTGTACAGCGACATGCTGGGCGTCGACCCCAACCTGATCGTAGCCGACAAGGACGTGGCCCTGATCCGCAACGCTCGCCAGCAGCAGCAGCAGGCCGCCGCGTCGATGCAGGCGATGCAGGCGATGGCGTCCGGCGCCAAGGATCTGTCGCAAGCTAACACCAGCGGCGAGAACGCGCTGACCGACATGACGCGCAATTTTAGTGGCTACACCTAACCGAGGGATCGAATGATGAAGATGCAAAACATGGCGCTGTCGCCGGCGGAGGCAAAGGAGATGACTGGCGACTGTTGCGCGCCCAGCATGCTCGGCGAAGAGAACAAGGGGCCGAAGTATCCGTACGGCCTGACCATCTACTTGTGCGACGACACGTTGGCCAAGCTCAACCTCGGTGACCTGCCTGATGTCGGTACCAAGTTCACGTTGATGGCCCTGGTGGAGGTCACCAGCAACAGCCAGCGGCAGACGCAGGACGGCAAGGACGTCAGCATGGACCTGCAGATCACCGACATGGCCCTGAGCAGCGGCCCCGATAAAACCCCGGCGCAATCGCTCTACAGCGCCAGCAACATGAACCCATAGGAGCGCACATACCATGTCCAAATTCAGACAATACCAAGGCAACCCGCAGTGGCAGTTTGATCCGGCCACCGGCCAGCTCGCGCACTACAACCGCATCAAGCAGGTCGATGTGCAACTCGTCGACATGCTGACCGATACCGCACCGCTGCTCAACCGTGCCAAGATTACCACCAACAACACCAGCGGGCGCGCCACCGTCGGCGACGTGATCACCGTGACCCCGCCGCCCGGCATGGCGCTGACGAGCATTCAAGGCCTGATCGACAAGGGCGCCGGTTTTGTGAACATCACCGGATTTACCGGCACGACCTTCACGTTGACGGCCAGCGAGATTGCGCCCGCCGGCCAGGAATGGCCGATCAAGGTCCAGGCGTCGCTGTCGCTCATCACCACCGATACACTGGTGCTGTCGAATCCCGTGAGCGTGCCGGCCGCGCCGGTCATCGGCACCGCGACCGCCGGCGTGGAGACCGTCACTGGCCCGTACACCGCGCCGACCGACACCGGCGGCAGCGCCATCACCAGCTACGACGCATTCCTTTACGTCAACGGCGTGCTCGAACGCACCCTGAAGAACGTACCCAACCCGGCAATCTTCACCAGCGCCCAGTATGTGCAGGGCGGCGTCACCTATCAGATCCGCGTGCGTGCGAACAACGCGATCGGCTCCGGCCCTATGTCGGCGCTCTCCAACGCCGTGACCCCTACCGGCAGCAGTGGCGGCGGCGTGGTCGTAACTGGCGTATCGCTGATCGGCCCGACGGCTGGCATTGCTGGCCAGACATCGAACAAATTCTATCTGGCCGCCAACTCGGTAAGCGGCACCGCCGCCTACCTGGCCAGCAACCCGTCCGGCGACACGTTCACGCCGTCCAACCCTACCCTGACCGCCGCTGTCAAGAGCGCGACGTTCACGTTGTCGCAGGTCGCTGCCGGCACCTCAGCCGTCAACCTCACCAACACGGGCGGATTCGACAACCCGGCAGCGGCGAGCTACGTCACGGCGGACACGTCGGCCACGGTCTTCGTTGAACCGTGGACCTCCGCGTCGACCAACTGGACGCAGGGCGCCGCGCCGCTGCAGGTATCCGGCAACCGCCTGTACGCTGGCGGCACCGTCAGCGGTGGCTCATCGCAGAACCACAGCTACGCGATCACGGCAGGCCAGTCGATGCGCGTGGTGATCCCTGTCACCGTTGCAGCAGGGTCGACCACGGGCGGCATCGCCGCTGGCGTGAACAGTGACACCGCAGGCGCCGCACCGGCTACGGGCTTGGCTAACTTCTTCGGCGTCTACTTCAACTTCACGGCCGGCAAGATCGAAAGCTACAACAACGGCACCGTGACGCAACTGAGCGCCACGTTGAACCGGGGAGACTACCTGATCACGATCACGGTAGACCCGACCTACATCTCGGTGTCGGCGGACAAGGTCGACAACACGGTCGGCTTCTTCGCGCGCCGAGCCCGCACCGGGTTCAACATCAACAACATCGAGCTGTTCAACAGCGATACGCTCAACACCACCGGGTCTTCGTTCGGCCCGATGAGCGCGCGCAAGGACATCCAGACCATCGAGCCGCGTATCTTTGGCGAGGGCAGCACGGCAAGCGGCCTGATGTGGCTCGGCAACTCGGCGGCCACCGTCGGCTACGCCGTGTGGCTACCGCCAAGCTACGACTCGGCCATCGAATACCCGCTGGTGGTGATGTTCCACGGGGACGGCTCGGACGAACTGGCCTTCAATAGCGACCCGACCTATCCGATCATGCGGCGCGCGTTTGCGGCGGCGGGCTACATCTGCCTGTCCGTCGGCATCGCCGCGAACAAATCCACGTGGGGTAGCCAGGCATCAATCGATGCCTACTTCGCCGGCTGGCAATACATCTACAACAGGGCGCGCATCGGCAACACCGTGTTCCTGGGATGCTCCATGGGCGGTATCGAATCTCTCAACAGCCTGTCGAAGGGGAATATCCCCGGCGTGGCCGCGTGGATCGGCTACTCGCCCACCACCAGCCTTGCCACGGCCTACGCCAGCGCCTGGACGGCCAAAATCAACACGGCCTACAGCATCAACGGGGGCAACCCGTACGCCACCGCCACGGCCGGCTATGACCCTCTGCTGGCCGCGCCAACGGCGTTCCGCAGCGTGCCAATGCTGTTCGCCGCCGCGACGGATGACGCCACGGTTCCGAAGACCAGCAACACCGATGCGCTGGTAGCGCGCGTCACCGGCGTCGCAACCGAGGTCGTATCGATCGCCGGAATCACCGGCGGCCACAGCTTCACGCCGAGCGCCGGCGTGCTGGCGCAAATGATCGCGTTCGCCGACAAGTACGCGAAGGTACTCAACCCGAACTATGCGCGCACCCGCGCCGCTATGGCAGCGGTTGCAGCCGGTACCGCAGATATGCGCGTCGTGTGGGCTGGCGACTCCACCGAAGCCGGTGCGCGTACGTTGGGCGGCGCAGCGAACTCGTTCCGCACGAACTCGCCATCCGTCTACCGCAAGACCGCGCTGACGGCGGCGCAGGCGCTGCCCGTGGCAATCAACAACTGGCTCGGGGATCAGTCCTTCGGCGTAACGAACACCTACACGCTGTTGGCATACGACACGCGCCTGTCCGCCCCGGACGGCGCCGGCTTCGCGCACTCGGGAACCACCCGCACCGTCGCCGGTTCGATGCAGCAGAACAACGCCAACTCGGCACGCCTGGCCTTCACGCCGGAGGATCCTTGCGATACGTTCGATGTGTACTACGCCATCAATACCAGCTTGGGCGCGTTCAGCATCACCCGCACGGGCTCGACGGCGGTACCGGTCAACCAGGCCGGCACCAGCGGCGTGGGTAAAGCGACGATCACCGGCGCCCTGAACACCAACGCCGTGGCCGTGGCCCGCACGTCCGGCGGTGCATACATCATCGGCATGGATGCGTATAACAGCACCGTCAAGTCGATCCGCATGTACAGCGCAGGCTGGAGCGGCGGCAAGATTGCGGACTGGATCGTTTCGACCCAAGGATTCGACCCATTGCCGGCTCTGGTCGCCCTGAATCCTGACCTGGTCGTCGTCCGCCCAGGCATCAACGACGCGGTCGCGAACACCGCGCCGGCGACATACAAATCGCAACTCGCGACGTATGTCGATACGCTGCTGGCGGCTGGCATCAACGTGGCCCTGGCGACGCACTTCCCGTCTAACGTATCGTCGGCATCCAAGGCGATTCAGGACGTCATCGCGCAGACGACGCGTGACGTGGCAACCGAGCGCGGCCTGCTCGTTCGCGACACCTACGCGCATTGGGGTAGCTGGGTCAACTCGAACTCCCTGGGGTGGATGGCGGACAACCTGCACCCTCTTGAGGTCGGGTCGCAGGCCGAGGCGGTCAGCAGCGTCAAATTCCTGCTCAGGCTGGCGGCGTAATGGACGTCCTCTACTTCGCCTTCATCCTGATCTTCTCGTACAACGGTGATCAGTATTACGGCTACGGCAGCACCAACCCCAACTTGAAGGGGTTGGAGAGCCGCTACGAGATCGCACTCGGCCCGCAGGGGCCGACGAAAGCCGAGTGCGACGCCAACGCCGACAAGTACCGGAAATGGTACGCGGCCGATAAGAAGCTCAACACCTACACGCGGATCAAGTTCGATTGCATCGCGTTGCCGGTGGCGACCAAATAGCAATAGCAGGGTGCGCATACCAGCCACGACAGGCCGTATCGTGGCGGTATGAAAGAACGAAACCCGACAGACCTGACCGCCGTGCAGGAGCACGAAAGCGCCCAGCAGCACGCGGCGGCGGCCGGGCGCAAGCGTGACCTGGACGACCTCAAGACGCTGATGTCCAAGCCGATGGGTCGTCGCTTCATGTGGTCGCTCCTGGCCCGCGCCGGCGTGTTCCTGTCGTGCTTCACCGGCAACAGCACCACGTTTTTCAACGAAGGCAAACGAGAAATCGGCCTTCAGTACATGCACATGATTAACGAAGCATGCCCCGAGCTGTACCACGTGATGGTCACCGAGGCCAACAACCACGCCCAAGAGGTAGATGATGAGTGATGTAGCAGATACTGCAAGCGGTCAAACTCCCACTGATACCGCGCCAGCAGCAGCCGCCCCGGCACCAGCCCCCGCTCCAGCACCGGCAGACGCAAGCCTGTTGGCGAACGCGCCGGCCGCCGATGCGGATCAAGGTGCAGCAGCACCAGCAGACCCGCCAGCCGGCGAGAAGCCAGCGCCTACCGCCGAGGAAGCGCAAGCCGCCGCCGACGCGCTGGCCAAGGCTGAAGCCGACGCCAAGGCCAATAGCGCACCGGACCAGTACGAGGATTTCAAGGCCCCCGACGGCATCAAGTTCGACGCCGAGGTGACCACGGAATTCAAGGACTTGGCCAAGTCGCTCAACCTGCCGCAGGAAAAGGCGCAGCAGGTCATGGACCTGGCAGCTAAACATCAGCAGCGGGTCAACGCGCAGCTCGCCGAGGCAGAAACCGCGCTGGTGCAGAGCTGGGTGCAAGCGACGATCAGCGACAAGGAAATCGGCGGCGACAAGCTGCAGGAAAACCTTGCCGTCAGCCGCAAGGCTGTGGAGGCCTTTGGCACGCCCGAGCTGAAGGAATTCCTCAACGGGCCGATCGGCAACCACCCGGAGGTCGCACGACTGCTGTACCGAGTTGGCAATGCAATCAGTGAAGACCGCCTTGTCGGTGGCAAGCCCGGCAGCACGTCCGAGCAAACCACCGCGCAACGCATGTATCCGAATATGAACCCATAAGGAGCTACACAAAATGGCAACTCTCGCAAATGGTCAGCTCACCCTGGCCGATATGTCCAAACGCATGGGACCAGACGGCAAAGTCGATCCCATCGCTGAACTGCTGTCCCAAACGAATGAAATCCTGGAAGACATCGTCTACGTGGAGGCCAACCAGCCAACCAGCCACGTCGTCGCGGTCCGCACCGGTCTGCCTGCCGTCTACTGGCGCGCATACAACCAGGGCATCCCGTCGAGCAAATCGACCACCGCTCAAATCACCGAGCCGTGCGCGATGCTGGAAGCGCGCAGCCACATCGACGCCAAGTTGTTGAACCTGAACGGCAACAGCGCCGCCTTCCGCCTGTCCGAGGAATCGGCCTTCATCGAGGCCATGGGCCAGGAGATGGTCGGCAAGATTTTCAACGGCAACGTCGGCTCCGACATGAAGACCTTCAGCGGCCTGGCGACGCGCTATAGCTCGACCACCGCCGGCAACGGAAGCAACGTCATCCTGGCCGGCGGCAGTGGTTCGGACAACGCGTCTGTCTACCTGGTGGTATGGGGTGAACAAACCGTGTTCAGCCCTGTGCCGAAGGGTTCCCGCGCAGGCCTGGCAAATCGTGACCTGGGAGAGGAATCGGTGCAGGATGCGAACGGCAACTGGTTCCAAGCGGCGCGCTCGCTGTTTCAGTGGGATGCCGGCCTGGTCGTGAAGGACTGGCGCTATGTGGTGCGCATCGCCAACGTCGACGTCTCGGACTGGGTGGGCGTCACCGGCACGCAGGCGACGACGGCTAGCACCAACCTGATCAAGCTGATGATGCGCGCAATTGCCCGTATCCCCAACTTCAGCATGGGCCGCGCGGCGTTCTACACCAACCGTTCGATCAAGGAAGGCCTGATGATCCAAGCGCTGGACAAGTCGCAGAACGCGCTGGGCATCAAGGAGTCGGCAACGCAGTTCGGTACCGCCATCCAGAACCTGACGTTTATGGGCATCCCGGTGCGAACCGTCGACGGCCTGGGCCTCGCCGAGACGCTGGTTGTCTAAACCAATACGCTGGGGAATCAACAGGTTCCCCGGCAACCCTTCAAGGAGTTATTCATCATGATGCTCGACGCACTTCTGCAGTTCTCCGCCGCCCAGGCCGTCACGGCCACGGCGGTATCGACCAACACGATTGACCTGTCGGTGGCCCGCGACATGGCGCCCGGCACGGCTCTGCACGCCGTGTTTGCCGTCGATGTGGCAGCGACCGCCGCCGGCGCCGCAACGGTCACGTTCGAAATCATCAGCTCGGCCGCCGCCGACCTGAGCAGCCCCGACGTGCTGGCCTCGTCGGGTCCGATCCCGAAAGCCGACCTGACCGCCGGTCGCCGCCCGATCGGCGTGGCCCTGAATCCGGCCGCGCTGCTGGCGACCCCCATCGGTCGCCGCTACCTGGGCGTGCGCTACACCGTCGGCACCGGCCCGCTGACGGCCGGCTCGTTCTCGGCGTACCTGACCAACCATACCGCACCTGGCAACCAGACCTACGCCAGCGGCTACACCGTCTTCTAAGGAGGGCTGACCATGCCACGCTACCGCGCAAACAGCGACACGCTGCTGTCGCACGAAAGCCGGGTCGTCAAAGCCGGCGAGGAGTTCACCACCACATTTCCGCACGGGATGCGGATCGGTGACAACCTGACCGAGCTGGAAGACCATTCGGGCGCACAGCAACGCCGCGATGCCGATGAGCACATCTACAAGGTGCGCCTCGTCGAGCAGCAACGTGAAGCCGACCGCCTGAAGGCCGAGAACGAGGCGGCCGCGCTGAACGAGTTGAACCAGCGCGCCACCGCCGAGCACAACGACCCGAACTCGCCGGCCATCATCGACGGCCCGTCGCCTGGGCTGCACAACGACGACCAGCCGAAGCTGCAACCGGTCTTCCAGACCGAAGAGCAAAAGCAAGGCCAGCAGAAGGACGACGGTACCGACGCGCACGCCATCGCCCAGGAAACGGTGAAGCCGGAAGTGAAGGACGAAGGCAAGACCGCCGGCGGCGCGGTCAGTCGTAAGCCGACGTCGAAGCACTAATCGGGGCCAAGGAAACATAACCACAAACAGGGCCACGTCGGCCCTGTTTTTCATTCTGGAGCACATCATGGCGAGCGAAATCGACATCAGCAACCTGGCGCTGTCGCACCTGGGCGACGAGGCCAACATCTCCGACTTCCAGGAGGGCAGCGCGAATGCGGACCACTGCCGCATGTTCTATCCCATGGCGCGCGACACGCTGCTGGAAATGCATCCGTGGACGTTCACGTTGCGCCGCGTGGCGCCGGCCGCACTGGAGGCTGTACCGCCATCGACGTGGGCCTACGCCTATGCGCTGCCGGCGGACGTGTCGCGCGCCATCGCGGTGCTGCCGCCCAGCGCCGGCGACGAGTACGAACAGAATTTCATCCTGGAGACGCAGGCCGACGGCACCCGCGTGCTATTGACCAACCAACAGGATGCCGTCCTGCGCTACACGGCCAAGATCATCGATACTTCCAAGTTCTCCGCGCTGTTCGTGGACACGCTAACCTGGCTGCTGGCGTCATACGTGGCCGGCCCGCTGCTCAAAGGGCAGGAAGGCGTCAAGGCCGGGCGAGACGCCTACCAGACGTTCATCGGCCAGCTTGCCAACGCCAAGGCCACCGACGCCAAGCAATCGTATGAAACACAGCCCGTCATATCGTCGACGATCACCGCCCGCTATGGCGACATCCAGGGCATGCAAAACAACACCCCATACAGGAGCTATTAATCATGGGTATCCGCTCGCTCGACCGGTCCTTTGCGGCCGGTGAAATCACCCCGGAGTTGTACGGTCGCATCGACCTGAACAGCTACCAGACCGGCGTGGCCATGTGCCGCAACTTCATCACGCTGCCGCACGGGCCGGCGGCAAACCGTCCGGGAACAGAGTACGTCAACGAGGTCAAGACCAGCTCCAAGCGCACGCGCCTGATCCCGTTCTCCTACTCGACGACGCAGACCATGGTGTTGGAATTCGGCGACGGCTATCTGCGGTTCCACACCAACGGCGGCACGTTGCTGCTGTCGGGCGTGCCGTATGAGATCGGCTCGCCGTACGCGGAGGCCAATTTGTTCGATATCCACTACGTTCAGTCGGCCGACGTAATGACGTTGGTCCATCCGCTGTATCCGCCGTACGAGCTGCGGCGCAATGGCGCGACCAACTGGACACTGCAGCCGATCTCATTTGGCACCAACCAAACCTACTTTGGCGGCCTGGTGATAGCGACGGCAGTTGCTACGCTGCCTGCGCGGCCGCCGGCGCCGGCTTTTGTCCACGTCTCCTCCAGTGCTGGCGCGGGACCTGATTCTAGAAACTACATCGTCACGGCGCTGATCGATGACGCTCGGGTGGAAGGTGTCGGCGAATTCGGCTCAATCGTCAATATCCAAGGTACTCAGCCGCTCAACATAACTTGGGGTGCGGTCGGCGGCGCGATCGGATACCGCGTCTACAGGGAGGTCTCGGGCCAGTATTACCGCATTGCCGAAACTACGCTATTGGCGTTCGACGACAACCAGACCGAACCCAACCTGGACATGCCGCTGCAGGGATTCCCGCCGACACCCAACTATCTGGAATACAAGTACGTGCTCACCGCCGTCAGCGCCGAGGGGCAGGAATCAGTGGCGTCATCGGTGGCAACCGCATTCAGCGATTTGACCTATCCCGGCTCAATGATCGTTGTCGCGCCAACCCTCGCGGCCGCTGGCATTCCCTATGACCACTATAACGTGTACAAGGAAAGCAACGGGTCGTACGGCTACATCGGCAGCGCACTGAAGGGCATCCCGTTCTCGGACAACAACATCGATCCCGACATGACGCGGCAACCACCGCTGAACCAGAATCCGTTCCCGTCCGGCGGCAACTGGCCGCAGGCGGTCAGCTACTTCGAGCAGCGCCGCCTGTTCGCCGGCACCATCAACTTTCCTCAGACCCTTTGGGGATCCCGCACCGGCACCGAAAGCAACTTCAACACGAATATCGTGGTACGGGACGACGATGCCATTTCGTTCCGTATCGCCGCGCGCGAGGCCAACACCATCCGCCATATCGTGCCGCTCGGCGAGGCCATCCTGTTGACGTCGTCGGCTGTGTGGCGCGTCACCTCGTCCGATGGCGGCGCGCTTACGCCTTCCACGCTGAGCGTGCGCGTGCAGTCGTACACCGGCGCCAACGGCGTGCAGCCGGTCGTTACCGACAGCTCGATCCTGTACGCGCAGGCACGCGGCGGTCACATCAGGGAGATCGTCTACACGCGGGCCGACAATGGCGCCGTTGGCTACGGCAACACCGACATGTCACTGCTGGCGCCGCATCTGTTCAACTTCAAAACAATCGTCGACCTGGCATTCGCCAAGGCGCCGTATCCCATCCTGTGGGCGGTCTCTTCGGATGGACGCCTGCTGGGCATGACCTACGTCCCCGAACAGAAGGTGGCCGGCTGGCACCGCCATGACACCGACGGGTTCTTCGAGTCGTGCACGGTGGTCACCGAGGGCGAAGAGGACATGCTGTATGTCATCGTGCGCCGCCTGATCAACGGCACCTACAAACGCTATGTCGAGCGACTGCATACGCGCCAGTTCCAGCAGCTACAGGATGCATTCTTCGTCGACTGCGGCGACACCTACAGCGGCGCGCCGGCCACCGTCATATCTGGCTTGGGCCACCTGGAGGGAAAGAAGGTGGTTGTGCTCGGCGACGGCGCCGTGTTCGCGCCGAGAACGGTAGTCGGCGGATCGATCACGTTGGAGCAGGCAGTATCGCTCGCACACGTCGGCCTTCCGATCACCGCCGACCTTGTGACGTTGCCCATGTCCACAGAGCAGATCACGGCGGCCGGCCAGGGTCGACCCAAGAACGTCAACAACGTCTATCTGCGCGTGTCGGAATCGTCGGGCATCACGGCCGGCCCATGGGGCGGGAAGCTCGTCGAGTACAAGCAGCGCACGACGGAACCATACGGCTCACCGCCAAGGATCATCGGGTCTGAAGAAATAAAGATACCGCTTGAACCGAAGTGGCAAACCAACGGCCAAGTGCAGATACGGCAATCCGGCCCACTGCCGCTCACGGTGGTGTCGATGGCGCTCGACACGGCAGTCGGTGGCTAAGGCCAGCATGCGCGCCGTCACGCGCGCCGACGTCGAGGCGCTGGCGGCGGACATGCGATTCCTCGACCGGCAGGAGCTGGAGGCCAGCCACGGCGGAGACCTGGTGGTGGCCGTCCAGCACGCCGTCGACGTCTCCACCGCCTGCTGGGCGATGCTGGTCGACGGCGAGCTGGCCATGCTCGGCGGCGTGGCGCCGCTGTCGCTGGTCGGTGGGGTGGGTTCGCCATGGATGCTTGGCACCACCCTGCTGGATCGGTCTCCGGGTGCGCTTACCCGAATCGGCGTCGTGTATCTTCGGATCGTGCTGGGTCTCTATCCCGAACTGGTCAACTATGTCGACGCGCGCAACGTCAAAAGCATCCGCTGGTTGCGCCGGCTCGGATTCCAGATCGCGGCCGAACCCATCCCTTACGGCCCCAAAAAGCTACCGTTCTACAGGTTTGACATGAGGATATAAAAATGTGCAATCCGGCACTGGCAGTTATGGGCGCATCGGCAATCGTGGGTGCATCAAGCGCCCGCCAGAACGCCAAAGCGCAGCAAACATCGATGCTCTATGACGCGGCGGCATCCGACCGCAACGCCGTCACAGCGAACAACGCGGCCTTGGTGGCCGAGAACAACGCCGAGCTGGCCGGCTGGCAATCGCGCGAGGCGCTGCGCCAGGGCGAGAACGACGTCACCAGCATCCAGGATGACCGCTCCGCCGCACTGGCCGCCGCGCGCAACGAGGCCGCTACCGTCAAGAGTAAGCAGAAGGTCGGCATGGCCGCAAACGGCGTCGACGTCGGCAGCGGCTCGGCGGTCGACGTGCTGACCTCCACCGACTACGTGGGCGAGCTGAACGCCAACGCCATCAACGACTCCGCCGCGCGCAACGTGCAGACCGTACGCGACAACGCGATCAAGAACGCATGGGGTTACCAGGTGCAGGGCATCGGCTACAAGGATCAGGCGGCTACGTCACGCGCCGACGCCGCGCTTTACCGCTTCGACGCTGGACAGCAGCGCGCCGGGTCCAAGGCGATCAGTCCGAACAGCGCCGCCGCCGTGTCGCTGATCGGCAGCGCCGGCCAGGTGGCCAGTAGTTGGTATTCCATGGGAAAGGGGAAATAAATGCCAACCGTTCCCACCCTCCAAGAACGTGCATCCCCGCTGGCCGACATCCGTGAGCAGGCGGCGCCGAATGCGCGCGCCAACTTCGCCGGCGGCACGCACAACCCGGCCAAGGTCATCGATACCTTCGGCATTGAGCAGGGCCAGAAGCTGGCTCAAAACGGCATGGCGCTGGGCCAGAACCTGGCGAACATCCAGATAGACATGCAGAACCAGGTTAACCAGACGCGGGTGAATGACGCCAACAACCAGGCGGTCGAGGCCCGGCTGAAGCTGACCTACGACAAGGACGCCGGTTACATCAACCTGCAGGGCAAGGCGGCGCTCGACCGGCCCGACGGAAAGCCGCTGGACGTCGAGTACGGCGACAAGCTCAAGGAGAATTTCGATTCCATCTCCGCTGGCCTAGGCAACGACGCGCAGCGCCGCCAGTTCGCCGAGACGGCCAACCAGATGCTCACACAGTTCCGTGGCGGCGTCGCGCAGCACACCGCGCGCGAGTACAGCAGCTACGAGCTGTCGGTGCAGGACGGCACCGTCAAGACCGCGCAACAGCAAATGGGCCTTGCCTGGGGCGACGTCGGCGCCATCGAGCAGTCCAAGGGCGCCATCAAGGCGGCCGTGTATGAGACCGGAAAGCTGAAAGGCTGGTCGGGCCAGCAGGTCGAGGCGGCCATGGTCGAGCAGTTGAGCGTCGGCCACGCGTCGGTGCTGTCGGCCGCTATCGACGCCGGCAAGCTGGATTACGCCAAGGAGTACATGAAGCAAAACAACGCCGAGCTGACGTCGGATGTGCGGCTGCACATGACCAAGGTGTTGGAGGTCGGCCAGTTCGAGGCCAAGACACAGGGGGCCGCCGAAACGCTGTACGCAGCATCTAAGGGCGACATCGGCGCCGCGCTGGCCGACGCCCGCAGCCAGTACAGCGGCAAAGAAGAGGATGCCATTGTCCAGCGCCTGAAAGGCTTCGACCAGGAGAAGGTGCAGCTCCGCGAGCGCGCGCAGGCCACGGCCGCCGACAGCGCATGGCAAATCTATTCGCAGACCGGAAGACTCAGCCGCATCCCGCCGTCGACGATCGCGGCCATGGACGGCAAGGCGCTGCACGCGCTGCGCGCAACGGCCCGCGCCGACGCCGACGCGGCGGCCGCCAAGACCGAGGTCAAGACGGATCCCAACATCTACTACGCGCTGTCGGCGATGGAGGGGCAAAACCCCACCGCGTTCAAGAGCACCGACTTGCGGCCGTTCTTCGACCGCCTGTCGCCAGGCGACCGTAAGCGCTTCATCGATTCGCAGACCGACATGGGCAAGCCCGAGAAGGCGGCCGTCATCTCCACGGTCAGCGAGCAGCGCAACAACATGGTCAAGCAGTTGGGCCTGAAGGGCGAGGACGCCGGCAACTTCGTTCGCCAGGCCGATGAGTCGCTGCGCGCGGCACAGGTCGAAAAGGGCAGGAACCTGGACGAGACCGAGCGCCAGAAGGTGCTCGACAAGCTGGTGCTGAAAGGCGAAGTCGTCAGGGGCCACTGGTACATGAACGATCCAAACATGCGGTACTACGAGGCGCGCGCCAAGGGGCAGACGGACAAGTTCGTCGCGGACTTCCCTGACGCTGATCGCGAAAAAGCGAAGGCGGCACTGCAACGCAAAGGCGTAAAGAACCCGACCAACGACCAGATCAACACCACCCTCAAAGCAGCCTACGGACTCCCATGATTATCAACGACAGCGATATCGACGGCGCCGCCGCGCAAGTGGCCGGCTCCATGAGTGCGCCTGGCCCGGCTCCGGCGGCAGCTCAGCCCGTGGCAAACCCGTTTGAGTCGGCCGCGCCGGCGCGCCAAGTACGCCAGGTGCGGGAACCCGCCGCATTTGACGCCGCCGCCGGCGCCGTGGTCGACGGCCAGCGCACGCAACTGCGCACCTCGCTCTACGATTCCCTGATGGCGAACCCGGACGTCGCCGCGCGCGCCACGCAGCTCAGCCGTAAGACTGGCATCCCGCCCGACGTGGCCGAGCGCAACTACCCGGAGGCCAAGCGCAATGCCGACCTGAACGAATACGACCAGTTACTCACCAGCTCCCCGCGCCTGGCCGCCGCGCTCGGCGTTCCGCAGTTCGCCCGCATGGCGCATGACGACACGCAGGCGCTGTCCGGCGTGGAAAGCTTCATCGGCCAAGTGCGCGGCCCCGACGCCAGTTTCTCGTCGGTGGTCAGCGGCCTGCTGGGTTCCTTCGGTACCGGCGCCCGCATGGCGCGCGAGGGCGTGCGCATGCAGCTCGCCGACCTATTCGGCTCCGACGCCGTGCGCGCCGACGCCCAGCGGCAGTACAGCCAGGCCAGCCTGGAGGCCGACGTCAACCGGCCGGCCTTCGAATCGAGCACCGCGCAGGCCGTGTACGGCGGCGGCGAATCGATATTGCGCATGGCGCCGGGACTGGCTGCATCGATCCTGACGCGCAGCGCGGCGCCGACGCTGGCCGCCGCCGGCGCACAGACCGAGGCCGAGGCCTACGGCAAGTATCGCGGCCGTGGCGCCACTGCAGGCGAGGCACTGGTCGGCGCCGCCGGCGAGGGTGCGGTCGAGGTGGGTACCGAGTTGTTGCCGATGTCATTTCTGACTAAGCAGTTCGGCCGCGCCGGCGCCGGACATTTCATTACCGGGCTGCTGGCGCGCGAGGTACCGGGGGAGCAGATCGCCACATTCGCCCAGGATGCCATCGACACAGCGATCGCCAATCCAGACAAAACGTGGGGCCAGTTCCTGGAAGATCGGCCGGGCGCCGCCTACCAAACCCTGGTGGCCACGCTGACGCAGTCTGGCATCATGGGCGGCGCAAGCGCCATCGCCGGCCGCGCCGGGCGCCAGCAGCGCATGGCCGACGACGCCGACCACAACGCAGAGATGCTGACGCAGATCGCCGCCCAAGCCGAGGCGTCGAAGCTGCGCGGGCGCGACACCGAGAGCTTCGCCCAGTTCGTCAAGCAGGCGGCCGAGGATGGCCCTGTCACCGACGTCTATCTCAGCGCCGCAACGCTGAACCAGTCTGGCCTGGACCTGGCGGCCATCGCCGAGGTGTCGCCCTCGATCGCCGCGCAGTTCAACGACGCGCTGGAGACCGGCGGCGACATCCGGATCCCGGTCGAAGAGTTCGCCGCCAACCTGTCGACGCCTGAAATCGCGCCGGCGCTGATCCCCCACCTTCGTACCGACCCCGGCGCTATGACGCAGGCCGAGGCGAAGACCTACATGCAGAGCCAGGGCGAGCAGCTACAGGCCGACGTCGAGCGCACGCTGTCTGTCGACCAGGGCAACACCGCGTTCAAGGCCTCGCGCGACGCCGTCACCGCGCAGATCGCCGAGCAGTTGAGCTCCGCCAACCGCTTCACGCCCGAGGTCAACGCCGCCTATGCCGGCATGGTTGGCAACTTCTACGCCGTGCAAGCCGCGCGGCTCGGCATCACGCCGCAGGAAATGGCGCAGCGCTACCCGCTGCAGGTGCGGGCCGAGGGCGTGGCCGGCGACAACACCCTGAACCAGGGCGAGCAGCCGCGCGCGCAGATCAGCTTTGCCGACGACATCACGTCGGCGCCCAGCGTCATCAGCCTATTCCAGCAATCCGATTTGACATCGTTTTTGCACGAAAGCGGCCACTTCTTCCTGGAAGTACAGAACAGCATGGCCAACATGGCCGATGCGCCGACGCCGGTGCGCGAGGACATGGACGCCGTGCTCAAGTGGTTGGGCGTCGCCGATCAGGCGGAATGGAATGCCAAGAGTGCCGATGAGAAGCGCGCGCAGCATGAGCAGTTTGCGCGCGGCTTCGAGGCCTACCTGTTCGAAGGCCGGGCGCCGAGCGTCGAGATGGCCGGCGTGTTCCAGCGCTTCCGCGCCTGGATGCTCAACGTCTACCAGTCGCTGTCGAAACTTAACGTCACGCTCACCGATGATGTACGCGCCGTGTTCGACCGCATGCTGGCCACCAATGAGCAGATCACCGAGGCCGAGGCGCTTGGCGGCCACGAAGGCATGTTCAAGAACAAGCCGGAATTCATGTCCGACGACGAATGGCGCAGCTACCAGAACCTGGGCATGCAGGCCACACAGAACGCTGTGCACGACCTGGAGACCCGCACGCTGCGCGACATGCAGTGGCTGACCAACGCCAAGAGCCGCAAGCTTAAGGAGCTGCAGCGAGATGCCGCCACCAAGCGCAAGGTGGTGCGCACCGAGGTAGAAACAGAGGTGATGGCCGAGCCGATCAACCAGGCTCGCGAGTTCCTGAAAACGACGAAGCTCGACGCCGCCGGCATGGCCGACCTATACAGCGGAGAGGGCGACAAATACGCGCTGCTCGACTGGAAGCCGATCGAACGCATGGTGGGCCGCGATGGCATCAGTCCCGACATGGCGGCCGAGATGTTCGGCTACACGTCTGGCGACCAGTTGGTGCGCGAGCTGCTGACAGCGCCGACGGCATCAGAGGCCATCCGCGAGCGCACCGACAAGCTTATGCTCGAACGCTACGGCGACCTGACCAACCCCGAGCGGCTGGCCCGCGCCACCGAGGCCGCGCTTGCCGACGCGGCGCGTACACGCTTCTTGGCCGCCGAGCTGTCCGCACTTGAGCGCGCCAACAAGGCCAGGGAGGAAAGCGGTCGTACCACCGCGCAGGGGCGCCGCCTCACCGTCGCCACACTGCCGCGCGCCGCCAAGGCGTTTGCGGAGGCCACAATCGCCCGCCTGCGCGTGCGCGACATCAAGCCAGCGCAGTACACCAGAGCCGCCGCGCGCGCCGCCAAGGCCGCCGACGCCGCTTTCAAGAAAGGCGAAATCGAGCAGGCCGCCGTCGAGAAGCGCAACCAGTTGATTCAGACCTACGCCGCGCGCGCCGCCGCCGACGCGCTGACCGAGGTGGACAAGGCCGTCGCCTACTTCAAGAAATTCGGCGGCGACGGCGCACGCAAGGCGCTGGCTACCGACTACCTCGACCAGATCGACGCGCTGCTAGAGCGCTTCGACCTGCGGACCGGCCAGTCGCTGCGAAACATCGACCGCCGCAAGTCGTTGCTGGCCTGGGCCGAGTCGCAGCGCGAACAGGGTTTCGAGCCGGAGATCCCGGCCGAGCTGCTGGATGAGGCGCAGCGCAAATCGTACAAAGACATGACGATGGAAGAGCTGCGCGGCCTCTATGACACCATCAAGCAGATCGACCACCTGGGCCGCCTGAAGAACCGGCTGCTCACCGCCAAGGACCAGCGCCAGTATGAAGCCGTGCGGGACGACCTCGTCAAGTCGATCGACGAGAACGCCGGCGACCGACAGGCCGTCACGCGCACGCCGACAACGAACGTTGGCCGCGCCGTGGCTGGCCTCAAACGGTTTTGGGCTGCGCACCTCAAAATCGCCACTCTGGCGCGCGTACTCGACGGCGGCAAGGACGGCGGCCTGATGTGGGAGCACTTCGTGCGCAACGCGAACGAGGCCGGCGACCACGAAGTAACGATGCGCGCCGCCGCGACGCAGGCGCTTTCCGACATCATGGCGCCGGTGTTCAAGCTGGGCAAGATGGGCGGCAAGGGTCAGTTCTTCCCCAGCGTCGGCCGCAGCTTCAACCGGGAATCGCGCATCGCCATCGCCCTAAACTTCGGCAACGAGTCGAACATCCAGCGCCTGCTGGGCGGCGAGGGGTGGACGCGGGAGCAGGTCAAGCCGATCCTGGACAGCCTGACCAAGCAGGAATGGGACGCCGTGCAAGCTGTTTGGGACCACTTCGAAAGCTACCGGCCGATGATCGAGGCCAAAGAGAAGCGGGTCTACGGCCGCGCGCCGCAATGGCTGGAGCCGGCGCCGGTGCAGACCACGCACGGCGAGTACAAAGGCGGCTACTACCCAGTCAAGTACGATCCGGCCGCAAGCATCCGCGCCGAGGAGCACCTGGACGCCGAGGGCGCCCAGCGCCAGCTTCAAGGGGCATATACCAGCGCCACTACGCGCCGCAGCTTCACCAAGACCCGCGCCGAGGCCGTCGTCGGCCGGCCGCTGCTGTACTCGCTGGCCGGCCTGTATTCCGGCGTCAACGACGTGATCCACGATTTGAGCTGGCACGAATGGCTGATCGACACCAACCGCCTGCTGCGCTCGCAAAGCATCGACCGCGCCATCCGCGAGCACTATGGGCCAGAGGTCAAGGCGCAATTCAAATCCTGGGTGAACGACATTGCCGAGGGGGAGAAGGGCGCGGCCAACGCCGGCGAGATCGCGCTGGGCAAGCTGCGGCAGAACGTCAGCGTCGCCGGTCTCGGCTACAACGTCATGTCGGCCGCAATGCAGGGGCTGGGCATCACTCAGTCCATCGTGCGCGTCGGGCCGGGCTGGATCGGCAAGGGGATCATGCAGTACATCGCATCGCCAATCCAGAGCACGCGCAACGCCAACTTCAAATCGGAGTTCATGCGCAACCGCCAACGCACGCGCTACCGCGAGCTGAACGAGCTGCGCAACAAGGTGCAGGGCCAGGTGTCGGTGGACGATGCCATCAAGCAGCACGCCTATGTGCTGATGATGCGCGCCCAGCAGATGGTCGACGTGCCGACCTGGACGGGCGCCTATGACAAAGCGGTTGCCGGCGGTAACGACGAGGCGCGCAGCGTGGCGATGGCCGACCAGGCCGTCATCGATGCCCAGGGCGGCGGCCAGGTCAAGGACGTGGCGGCGATCGAGCGCGGCGGCCAGGCGCTCAAGCTGTTCACCGTGTTCTACTCGTTCATGAACACCGCGTTCAACCTGGGCGTCGGCCAGACCATGACGGCCAAGAGCAAGGCCAAGCTGGCCAGCGACTACCTGCTGCTGTACACCGTGCCGGCGGTGCTGGGGTATGCGCTCAAGCAGGCCATCACGCCGGGCGACTCGGGCGACGATGACGATATGGACAAACTGGCGCGGCGCCTGGCTGCCGAACAACTGACGTATCTGATGAGCCTCATGGTCATCACGCGCGAGTTTGCCGAGGTCGGCAAGATCATGGCCGGGCAACAGACCTTCGGATACCAGGGGCCGGCAGGCGTGCGCATAGTCGGCGACGCTGCCAAGTTCGCTAAGGAGGCGGGCCAGGGCGAGCTGGACGAGGGCTTCCGCAAGGCCACCGTCAACATCGTCGGCGACCTGACCGGACTTCCTGGCGCGCAGATCAACCGCACCATCACCGGCGCCGAGGCGCTGGCCAATGGCAAGACGGACAACCCGGCGGCGCTGGCGCTGGGGTACCAAGAGAAGAAGTAAGGTGCGCATACTGGTGGCGGCCGGCACGATAATTCGTGCATATAAAGGGCCGCCACCATGACCATCTCCACCACCACGCGCAAAGCCGGGCCGTTCGTCGGGAACGGCGTCACGACCTCCTTCCCGTTCGTTTTCAAGGTATTCGCCAAGGCCGACCTGAAGGTAATCAGGACCAGCGTCGCCGGCGTCGACACCACGCTGGTGCTCGACTCGACCTATTTTGTCACGCTCAACGCAGACCAGGACGCCACCCCCGGCGGCTCGGTATCCTACAGCACATTGGCGGTCGGGGAAAAGCTCACCATCGTCGGCAGCATTTCGGTAACCCAGCCGACCGACATTACCAACGGCAGCGGGTTCTATCCGAGCGTGATCGAAAACGCGCTTGACCGGCTGACCATGTTTGTGCAGGAGAGCGCCGGCAAGGTCGACCGCGCCATCAAGTTTCCTGTGTCGGATACGATTGTCCCTTCGGATCTGCCGACAGCCACCGTGCGCGCCGGCAAGGCGTTGATTTTTTCTCCAACTGGCGATATAGCGCTGTCGTCCACCGCGTTTGAGGACCAGGCGGCAGCGGCAGCAGCCAGTGCAGCGGCAGCAGCAGGAAGTGCCACAGCGGCCGCCACGTCCGCGACCAATGCACAGGCAAGCGCGGTAGTCGCTGGCCAGCAAGCCACCATTGCCGGTCTGCAGGCCCAGTCCGCACTCGACAGCGCCGCAGCAGCTTTCACATCTTCCGGCAATGCCGCCACCAGCGCCGGCGCGGCCGCCACCAGCGCCACCACGGCTGCCAACCTGCTCGACAACTTTGACGACCGATACCTGGGGCCGAAGGCCAGCAACCCGACGCTAGACAACGACGGCAACCCGCTGCTGAACGGCGCGCTGTACTTCAACACCACGCTTCCGCAAATGCTGGTCTACAACACGGCCACCAGCACCTGGGATACGCTGGCCAGCACCACGTTGCGCAACGGCGCCGGAACGCCCGGGGCCGGGCTCGGCTTCAACGGCGACTTCTACATCGATACGACCAACTACCTGATCTACGGTCCGAAGGCCGGCGGCGCGTGGGGTAGCGGCGTCTCGCTCATCGGGCCGACTGGCCCCGGCACCGGCGACGTCATCGGGCCGGCGGCGTCAGTCAACGACGCGCTGGCGCTGTACAACGGCACCACCGGGAAACTGATCAAGCAGTCCACGCTGTCGGGCTTGCTGAAATTGACGGCCGGCGTCACCTCGGCGGCCGCCGCCAACACCGACTACATCGCTCCTGGCGCCATCACGACGCGTGCGTTCACGCAGGCCACCGGGCGTCTGCTAGGCCGCACTACGGCGGCGACTGGCGCCATAGAGGAAATTACCCCTGGACCTGGGATGTCATTTACGGGTGGTGTCTTGGATGTCGTTCCGCCAGGTTCTGTATTGCTCGCTGCAATCACGACAACCGCATCCGTCAATGTAGACGTTTTGAATATCGCCAACTCTACATATGACAGTTATATGGTAACTGGTCAGGGGATTCGTGGTTCAACTGGTTTCAATAACGTTATTTTGCAACTTGCAAATGCAGGAGCAGCGGATACAGGTTCCAATTATCAGTCTCGCACATTTGGCGCCCCAGGATATTCAGCAGCCACAACAAGCATTACTGTAGTTGGCGTTGGAACAGGTACAGGCGGAATGAATTTCATTGCCTACATTTTGAATGCGAATGGCACATCGACAAGCAAAACAGTATTACTACAGGCAGATTCACAAAACAATGTGCCGGCCTATATTGGCAATGACGCCGCGAGCACTTATTCTGCATCCAATTCAGTAACTGGATTCCGATTGTCGATAACTGGTGGCGCTACGTTTGTAGCGGGTGGGATCATCCGTGTTTATGGCATAAAGAAATAAAGGAGATTGCAATGCCAGATTATGTGGATTACTGGGATGAGGAGGAAGGCAAACAAAAGCGCCGCGCCTGCACGCCAGCCGAACAATCCGAAGTCGATAAGGCCCGTGCGACTGCATCAGTTCCTATCGTTCCCAAGTCGGTCAGCCGCAAGGCCGCCCGCCTGGCGCTGGCGCACGAAGGCCTGTTCCATCTGGTGCAGCCTGCCATAGACGCACTGCCGGAGCCGCAGCGTACGCTGACGCAAATCGAATGGAACGATTCCCTGACGTTCCAGCGTGACAGCCCAGTCGTGAACGCCATTGGCGCAGCGATCGGCCTGAACAGCGAGCTGTTGGACGCTCTGTTCGTGACGGCCGGTACCCTGGAATGATTTACCCACCCTGAAAGGAAACATCATGAAATCCGTACTCTTTGCCACCGGCGGGAATGGCCCAAAAAAACCGCCAACGATGCCTACCAAAAGCGGCGATAAGAAACCGGTGAAGAAGCCGGCGCCCAAATAATGAAATCGTGGTGGCGCAGTCTGTTCATGCGCGCTGCGCTGGGCATGGCCTTCCTGCTGACCGGCCGGGCTTTCGATACGGCCACAGACGGCATGCCGTATGCCCCGCTGTTCTGGCTGCTGTACTACGGCGGCGCCGCCACGGTCGACCTGTTCATGTTTCGAGTCGTTCGCTATTTCGTGTCAAGTCACCTGCAACTGGATGTAGAGGCTATTTGCATTGCCTCGGTCGCAACAAACGCCCTTGGATGGGTACTCACATTGGCCGAAATCCCGCCAGATTTTTATAACAGTCTGATCGCGGGATTAAATTATGCACTTACTATCCGAATACTCCTTGGTGACAGTGATGTTCTGGACATTAATTACTATCGGGACCGGCTCTTTATGGTTCTACGCTATTTATCTTGACATCAAGAATACTCGCCAACGGAAGAAAAACGATGAAACTGCCAAGCATATTGAGCGAATCCGCGCAGGTTGCTCAGATAGTAGCGGAGAAGCTGACGGAGACGGATAAGCCGACTATATACGCGTCGGCTTATACGATCGCGCTGAGCATTACTTCTTTCGCTCAGTGGTTCTCGGAATCCCTGACGCAGATAGGAATCCTTACCGGCATAGTTGGCGTGCTGATACTGGCCCGCCTGAACCACAAAACCACTAAGCTGCGCGAGGTCGAAACGCTTTTAAAACAAGCTGAGCTTGAGGCTGCGCAGTATGAAGCGGAACAGCGCAGAGCCGGTGAAGAAAACGCGCGCCTGGAGAATAGGATTCTGCGCGAGAAGATGAAAAACATGGGCGTTGAACTGCGCCGCGACGAGGATAAAAAATCATGACACCGCAACGACTGTATCAGACCGCTATCGCCCCAGCACTGTCCGAGCTGAATACGCTGGGCATCCCAGCCGACCCGATGGCTGCACGCTTCCTGCTGGCGATCGCGCTGCAGGAATCAGGGCTGGCTCACCGGCGCCAGGTCACGGCCGGCGGCGACGAGCTGGGGCCGGCCGCATCGTTCTGGCAGTTTGAACAGGGCGGCGGCTGCAAGGGCGTTTTGACGCATCCCAAGGCGTCGAAGCCCATGGACGCAATTTGCGACGCCTACAACGTGCTGGCCACGCCGGCCGGGCTGTGGGAAGCGATGCGCTACCATGACATCGTGGCCGCCGCCGCCGCGCGCCTGCTGGTCTACACGCTGCCGTCGAAGCTGCCGGAGGACGACATCGCCGGGTGGGGGCAGTACCTGAAGGCGTGGCGACCAGGCAAGCCGCACCCTGCCGAGTGGCCGAAGAACTGGGCGCTTGCTTCCGCAGTCGTCGGGCTGACTCCATGAACTGGCTGCGTGAGGCCATCGGCGACGGTGCTAGCGGCCGAGCCTCGTCTAAGCGTGTCGCAATGCTCTGTGCGGTGTTCGCCCTCTCTGTGGCCGTCGTGGTGCTTTCTGTAGCCGCTTTCAATGGTCGCGATGTGGCACTCGCACTTGGCACTGTTACGGTCCCACTAGCTGGCCTGGGTGGCTACTCCTACGTCGGTGGCAAGATCGCAGAGAACAACCGGGGCGATACTACTACCAGCAGCTCGACCCTGATCCAGCAAACCACGGAGGTGATCAAATGAGTCTGATCCCCACATGGCCGATCGCTGTTGGTGCGCTGGTCATCGGACTTGGCGCCGGCGCGACGGGCGCAAAGTTCTGGTACGCCGACACCATCGCGGATCTGAAAATCGACATCGCCAACATGAAGAAGGATAACGCAGAGGCGATCAGCCAAGCGTCGCAGGTAGCACTGTCTGATTACAAGGTGGCCGCCGACGTAGTTACCGCTGCCGCCCTCGGCGCGCAAACCGATCTGTCCGCCGTCAACACCCAGCTCGCAGCCATCCGAAGGAACCAGAAAAATGCGCCCCCTCCTCCCCTACCTGATGATTGCCGCCCTGGTCCTGTGCGGCTGCACAACCTCGCCGAAAGCGCCGCCGCAGCGGATCGCGCCATCTCTGGATCAGTACCTAGCAAGTGATTGCATGCTGATCGGCGAGACCCCGACCACCGACGATTATGATGTGCTGCAGGGGTGGGTTCAAGAGGTGCTTATCCCTCGCTATACCGACTGTGCCATCCGGCACCATAAGACGGTAGACGCGTGGCCGAAATAAAAAAGCCGGCGCTATGTCGGCTTCTTCGGTTCTCCGGAATAAGTGGTGGAAAGTGAGTTCATGTGTTAACCTGTAAATCCGGAATAAGTGGTGGAATCTGGTTATGGGAGAATCATGAATGAGTTGGCTCTTTTCGCAGGCGCTGGTGGAGGAATACTCGGCGGACACCTGCTTGGATGGCGCACCGTGTGCGCAGTTGAGCGTGATGGATACGCCGCACAAGTTTTGGCGCAACGGCAAAATGATGGATGCCTCAAGCCTTTCCCAATTTGGTCTGACATCTCGACTTTTGACGGACGGCCATGGCGAGGCCTTGTTGACGTCGTTTCGGGCGGGTTTCCCTGCCAGGACATCAGCGCAGCTGGCAAGGGCGCCGGTATCGACGGCGAACGCAGTGGGCTCTGGGAGGAAATGGCCAGGGTCGTTCGCGAGGTTCAGCCGCGGTTCGTCTATGTGGAAAACTCCCCAATGCTCACTTCTCGCGGACTCGGACGTGTTCTTGGAGACTTGGCCGAGATGGGGTTTGATGCGCAATGGGGCGTGCTGGGAGCTCATCACGCCGACGCTCCTCACGAGAGGGAAAGAATCTGGGTTCTTGCCGACTCCGGATGCCAGCATGGGGGCGCGTGGAGCCTCAACGAACAAGACGAATCGCCGAGCCAATGGCGGGAAAAAGCAGGTAACCATCAACGACATAGTGGGTGGCCGACCGAACCCGGATTGGACCGAATGGGTCATGGGGTGGCCAATCGGATGGACCGACTTAAGGCCATTGGGAATGGACAGGTTCCGCGAGTGGCAAAAGTTGCATGGCTGACACTCTCCCCGGATAATGGCTGAATGACCGACATCCTTCAATTGCCCGGCTGGACGGTTTCCAGCACCACTGACGATGGCAAGCGTCTCGTCATAGCCGCCCAGTACGCCAAGCAACCCGACTCCTGCCCTCTGTGCGGGCTGGTGGGCGCGCTCTACCGTCACGGCCCCAGGTCGCTCACCATCCTGGATAGCCCGGTCCGCGGTCGACCATCCTGCATCGAGGCCAAGGTCCAGCGCTACAAGTGCCGAGACTGCAGCGGCACGTTCTTGCAGCCCTTGGAGGGCATTGACGCTGAACGCAGGATGACGGAGCGCTGCCTGGCCTACATCGAGCAGCAGTGCCTGCGTGACACCTTCCAGCGCGTCTCCGAGCACCTTGGCTGCGACGAGAAGACCGTCAGGAACGTAGCCGGCGACCTCATCGAGGCCATGAGTGTCGAGTACAAGCCCTACCTGCCCGAGTGGATTGGACTGGACGAGACGCACCTGAACAAGATTTTCCGGGGCATCATCACCGACATTGGCAACGGCCGCCCCATAGACCTGCTGCCAGGCCGTGACAAGCCGCAGCTCATCCGCTGGTTCAGCCAGTTCCCCGACCGTAGCCACGTAAAGGGCCTGGCCATCGACATGTGGGCGCCGTACCGAGACGTGGCTGGACTGATGTTCAAGGACCTGCCCGTCGTCATCGACCGCTTCCACGTCGTCAAGAAGGCCAACGAGAGCATCGAGCGCACCCGCATCCGCCTGGGCAAAGACCAGAAGGCAGCTGTCCGGAAGGGCTGGATGCGCAGCAAGGCGCTGCTGAGGCTGCGCAACAAGGACCTGAGCGTCAAGCAGCGATTCAACCTGGATATGTGGCTGGCCAATGAGCCTGAGGTTGCTGAGGCCTACAAGCTCAAGGAGCGGCTGTTCGACATCTACACCTTGCCAAAGGACGCCGCCATCAGGGACTTCGACAGCTTCGCCGGCGACGTGCCAGACAGCCTCAAGGCCGACTTCAAGGACCTGCTGTCTGCCATGAAGAACTGGCGGAAGGAGATTCTGAACTACTTCGACTTCCCCATCACCAACGCCTACACCGAGGGCGTCAACGGCGTTGCCAAGGTGATGAACAGGATGGGGCGCGGCTACTCGTTCGAGGTCATCAGGGCCAGGCTGCTGTTTAACAACCGGGAGCCGTCCAAGCGCCAGTTGCGCGCCAAGCGGGCTGCCCAGGCTCAGATGCCGATTGCTGATGAGCCGATGCACCGCTGCGCTTGCTGTGGAGGCTTGTTTCTGGAAGACGAGCTTGCCGGTCACCATATTGACCACGTCAGGCCGAGGGGCGCAACCGCCCCTGAGATAGTGGAAAGCCTGCTTATGGTTTGCGCAGACTGCAACTGGCGTTTCCACCCAGATGAGTTTATTCATGACTCACCCCTTTCCACCGAGTAATCCGGATAGCCGAAATATCGACCTTCGTGCGGACGCTTCAGCATGTCGTCGTCAGCGCCACACTCATCTCGCATCCACGCCTCAAAAGCCTTGCGCTCATCCTGCAGCAACTCCCCGCCCTGCTGTGGTGCTTCTGCGTAGACAAGCTGGCACTGGGCGACGTCTGGTGCTGCGGCTGGCTGATGGCTGGCGGTGTCGAATACTGGCAGTGGCATCCAATGCGTCGGACCGAACCGCCGAGGACGCCCATCCAAGTAACGCCACTGTGGCGAAGACTCGGGGATGAAAGACATTTGCGAAACTATTCCATCGTAATCAGCCACAGCCAAAACATGAACACGCGTGCTATGCATTCCGACCGATTGCTCTATCTTTGGCAGGGCGTCTTTGACAGATATCCAAGCTGGCTCATCGCTCAGCGCCGCTTGCGCATGCTGCTGTGGGGCGGCGAGGGAATTCGCATAGGCGATGCCGTGTTTCCACGCCGAGCCGAGCGACTGAATGCCCTGGCTGCATTCATTGGGGAAGCGTGCCAGGAACGGTGCGAATGCTTTTTGCTCGGCAATCGTCCACTTCTCGTCGCTGTCCAACTGCGCGGCGAGTTGCCTAACGGTAGGGGCTGTTGGTGCTGGCGAAGCAGCCAGCAGGGCGCGCACTTCGGACATGCAGCGCTCCCAGCCGACCGAATACAGCGACAGGCATCTTTGACCAGTGTAAGGGTTCTTCAGGCCCGACAGATCAACCGGCGCGCTCGTGGCGTTACGTGCCTCCGACAGCGCCAGAGTCAGCGCATCAATCTGCGCGATCTGTGCGCGGACCAGGTCGGCCCATTCTTCGTTCGTTTTATCGTTATTCATCGTGGTCACTTTGTGGTTGGTACTTCGTGCAATGCTTCACGTCTTCACCATGCCTGTTCGACAGTTCAAAGCATGGCAGGCGAAAGATCATCGTGTGCGCCGCGCCACCGGCCAACGCCTGATACTGGACGTCGGCGCGGCAGCAGCGGGCCTGTGCAGGGTCAGAAAAATGAATGCACAGGCTCATGATCAGACTTCCGGCGCCGGCTCAGGCTCCAGGCCGACCAGTTCTTCGGGCGAATGGGCGCCGGCCGGGTTGTTGAACAGCGACGCCAGTTCCTTGCCAGCCTCGCTCTGTGGCGCCTTGCCGCTTTGCTCTACCTGCTCGAAGTTGTCCGGCTCTTCCACAATTACCTGGCGCAGGCTGACCAGAAGCTCCTGGTGACTTGCGCGCAGCAGCTTGAGCAGCAGCGTTTCGTCTTCCACCACGCCGACCTTAACGCGCAGGCCGAAGTTAACCGTGCCGCCAGCCAGCAAGCCGAAGTTGAAGCGGTCGACTTCCTTGTCGGTGAAGGTCACGCTTTCGTGTTCGAACTCTTCATCGTGCAGCGTCAGCTCCATGCGCGTCATTTCCAGCGCCCAGTCGAAGTGACCCAGCTTAGGGAAGCGCAGCGTGTTGTACGTCTGTCCATCGACCAGGTCGCCCTGCTCTTGCGTGTACAGGTGCGGGCGCAGGTCAGGGTCGAGCTTCAGCAGTACGGCGTTGGCGAAGGCTCCGGACAGGATCACGTCGTAGGCGTCGACGTTCTCGTCGCCATGCTTCTCAGTGCGCATTTTGACCTTCACCAGCATGCGGTCGCGGGTCAGGTAGAACGGTTCTTGTATGCTCATCTTCTTCTTTCTTCGGGTGGGTAAAGTGGTTTAGGTGCGGAGTACAGCTTCGTATTCACGTACCATCGTATCGAAGGCCGCTAACTGCATGACCATCTTGTCGATAAATTCCTCGTCACGGTGGATGCGCTTGGCATAGAGGTCTTTCCCGACGGCGGCTAGGTCAGGTACGAACATAATGAAGTCCAGCCACTTGCGGCCAGTAAGCCATAAGCCGCCCTGCATCTGGTGATCGTATTCGCTAGTGTCACCAGTGCGCCATATCTCCATGATCTTGATGCTGTCGATCGGCGCCTTAATTTCGATGAGGCCGTCGTCGTCGGCAAGGCCGTCGCTGCTGTAGCCGAAAATGCCGTCGTCGCTGATGCAGATGCCCGACTCGGTGATGAAGGCGCCGGTGCGCGCCTCGTACAGCATACGCGCGCGCGTTTCCATTTCGTGACCGCGCTCGAGCACCCACGCCTTTGCCGGCTCTCCGTGTGGCTGATTGCTGATGCGCTCGATGGCCAGGTCTGCGGCGTAGCGCTTGGCAGTGTCCGACGGCGAGCTGGTGTCTTCACCGGCCAGCGCGCGCCGCACCGTGTCGGCCGTCGGCGCCGCCTTGTAACCGGCCTCCTTCAGCGCATCGGCCTGGGCCGCGCCGCCGCGCATCAATGCGACATACTTGGCTTGGCGTTCGTCCAGCGCACCAACGCGCGACACGGCGTCAGCGAAGCACGAAGCGGTGATCTTGCCGACGCGAGCCTGATACCATTCAGGCGTTCCCTGCTGGGCTTCTACGAATCTCATGGCTGGCCCCCGGCGCTGCGCTGGGCGTCCAGTTCTTCAGGCGACGGCGGAGGCGGCAGAAGCTCTTTCTTGCGTGCGGACACTGCGGCCTTAAATTCGGCATAGGCCTTGCGGTCATCTTTCTCGACCAGGTCGGCAGCGCCTTCGGTCCAGACTTTTTCCAACGCCTTCAGGTCGGCGGCGCTGTCGGCTTTCATCACCCACTTGTCGGCCGGGTTTGCCTCAAAACGCTCAGGCTCCATTTCCAGTACTCCCTTGTGCCACAGATCCAGCGCCATTCCAAAGCGCATGCCCGCATTGCGCAGCGCGTCACCGATCCGCTCTTTCATGGCACTAGGACCTGTCTTGCTATCAGCGTCACCGTAACCCAAGCGCGTCATGCCCAGCACCGTAAGCCGAATCCACATGCCGCCGTCTTTGTCAACAAGCGGCAATCCAGATGCGTCAAAAGCAATCGGCTCCCATGACCATAGTGGGTCGACGTCCAAAAGGCGCGCGGTAATCGCGGCGTGTCCAACATAGTCCAAGTGCTCTACCTTCGGATGGTGCCACGTGCCGCAGATTGTGCAGCGGACGCCCTTTGTGTAATCGGCGCGGACCTCTTCAGTTTGCTTCTTCGTCGGCTTTGGGAGCTTGCTGATGTGGTGCGGTTCGAAGGCCGCTCGTAGTTTAAGCAGTCCTTCCATTTGGTTGTGTTCTGTCATGTGTTTCTCCATAGTTTCCCCAAGGGTGATAAGCCTGTAGTTTCCTACGCAGTCTCTATCACCTTTGATCCAATCCAGATACAAGATCCAGACCCAATCCACCGAAGCGGTATGCATTCCATCCTATCAGCGGTGTCTCACCACTTGCCGCATAACAGTTGTTTCAAGTCCCTGCATCAAGGCTTGCTAGGCGTGGCCGGGGCTGTCGGTGCCTGTCTACTTTCCGGTGTAGGCCGATATCAGGCCTGTCTCGTATCGCTGCGTCCGGTGCGAATGATGTGGAACCTACAGACGAAAAAAAACCGTCAAAAGTCTGGGTTCTGGTGAGAGAGAACTTGGCCAAGCGTGCAGCTCCTGGCGGTTCTCAGAACCCAAGCTTTTGACGGCTTGTTTTCTGCACTGTACTTTGGCTCTCACACCATTGCGCACACGATACCTTAAAACATTGATCCTTCGCAAGCTATTTCCTGCGCACAGCGAACAAAACCGCTGCGATGATTACCGCCGCCCACAGCAGGTACACAGCGTCATCCGCCATACTTCACCCGCAGCCGGCGCATCGTCTCGGCAGCGACCATGATCGACGCCGCGCTGCGCCCTGCCGCCTCGCGCTCGGCCTGGACCTGGGCGTAGACTTCGGAGTATTCCTCGGCCTCGCGTTCGTCCTTGAGGTCTGCGCGCTCCTGGGCTGTGATCGGCTCCTCGCTGACTGGTGCGTCGTCCACGATCACAGTGCCACCTTCACGCCAGCAGCGGCAAGGGCGGCGTGGGCAGCGTCTAAACGGCCATCGTGCTTGTAATCGTTGATGTCCATTTCGCCCATCGTGCGCGCGTCCTCGGTCCATGGGTCGCCGTTGTGGTCATAGGCCAAGTAATCATCGATCACGGCCAGCGCCCCTGTCAACGCCTCCACCAACTGCGCATTGACCACGGCCACATCACCCTGAGTGGCTTCGGGTTGTGGGGCGGCGTAGAGGGGCATGGTCGCCATACTGTCGCGCAAGCGCGCAAAGCACCAACCAGTGCCGAATTTGGGCTTGCCATCAGAATCAGGTGCGCACCATGCCACCGGCTTAGGCTCCGCCCAATCCCGCACCACCATTTCCGCGACAGCCAGCTCGCCCTGAAACTTATTCCATGCATTGGCTGTTTCAAAAGCTGGGGCTGGGTAATCAATCTCCTTCGCAACAGCTATCAGCCGCGTCAGCGCTTCCAGTGGCGTTACGGTTGCGCGGGTCATGCTGGCACCTGATTAGCTTCCCATTTGGCGCAAACGCGGCGCAGTTCAGCGGCTTGCGCAGCCCTCGCAGCATCCCACGCAGCAGCCCCCGCAGCAGCCCTCGCAGCATCCCACGCAGCAGCCCCCGCAGCAGCCCACGCAGCATCCCACGCAGCAGCCCCCGCAGCAGCCCTCGCAGCATCCCACGCAGCAGCCCTCGCAGCATCCCACGCAGCAGCCCCCGCAGCAGCCCACGCAGCAGCCCACGCAGCAGCCCACGCAGCAGCCCACGCAGCAGCCCACGCAGCAGCCCACGCAGCAGCCCGTTCTTGCTCGGTGGCCTCCCCATTAGCAAACCGCTCAGCAACAACCAGGGCTTGCTTGCTGCGATCAGCGTTCATCAGATGTTCGACTTGACGGGCGCACCAGACCGCGTACAGGCGGATTTCTTTGTCGCAGCCTTTGACGGCACGCAGGCACCACAGCGCATCATCCAGGCCGTTGCTGTCGAGGACTTGCACGATGCTTACTGGATCGTCGTCGGCTTTAGTTTTGTTCAGGGCGCGCAGTAACTTCGTCCAGCCTTCTTGGCATGGTGAGTGTTCGCGGATTTGGTTCAGGGTAGTTTGCATCTTCTTCCTCTGCTGGTAGACCAGCGTTAAACTTCAGGTGGTGGTGGGAGGGGCATCCAGTGGGTAACCCCGCGAGTAGCGTACATTTTCACGTACAGTTGCTTGCCGTCTACATCAACGCCACAAGTGATGTCGCCGAACCAATCTTCGATGTGCACCATGTCGATGCCGCCATTTTCTGAGAAGAACGCCAGCACACTATCGTCGCGCAATTCTGGCAGTCTATCGCTGCATTTAATCCACTCGCTCATTTCGGCCACCCCGCACCCAGCAGGAAAGCGGCCACGATTAGCACGATCAGGCGGAAGGCCCAGCGGTTCCACACCGGGCGGCAGGTTGGTATTGGTCGGTTCATCGTTTCTCCCTTGGGTTAGTATCGGCAAAGCCGCTTCGTGAGCGGCCTTGGTCCTGCTGTGAGGATCTGGTTAGTTGCTGGAACCCTTGGCCGCGTTGAAGAATGCACAGCCGTCGTTCAGCGACTCGGCCATACCGACATTGGGCCACGCGATGGTCGATTGACCGCCCTGGCAGCTGATGCCGTTCGACTTGGTCGTGTCGTAGATCAGGGTCGGCGTGGCCGCCACAGGCATTCCGAAGCTGACGACGATTTTTGCGTAGCGCGCCCAGCTCGCATCGTCGGCCACGAACTGGAAGCCGCTGGAATATTTGACCTTTACGCGATTGAAGCCGGCCGACGTGTCTTTCTCGACGCTCAGCGCCTGGGCGGTGCCGTAGACGACATTACCGGATTCGTTGGTGACGGTGGTTGGTGTGCCGGCGAATGCGCCGATCGATGCGATTGCGAGTGCTGCGGCGAAAAGAATGCGTTTCATGTTTAAGGCTCCTGATGTTGAGGTTGAATGGCACGCTGGATGCGATGCCATGGATAGAACTATATCCAACAAGCCACAAACAAGCAAGAAGTATTTGAAAAGATATTTCTTGTGTGAACATAGAATCTCCTTTACTATAAGTGTATCCGCTTCTGGATATGACTAAAGGAGAAACACAATCATGAGTGACGTAAAAGACACATCGCATAAGCTTCTTGACCACATCATCAAGGCAAACAAGCTGAAAAACGATGCCGCGCTGGCGCGCTTCCTGGAGCAGACCCCCGCCGCAATCAGCAAGGTGCGCCACGGTAGGCTGAACGTCAGCGCGCAGATGGTTATCGATATCCATCTGGCGACAGGGATGGCCGTGCGCGACATTCAGGCATTGCTGAATTAAGCCATGCGCCAGCCATTCGCCAAACGGGTCATCGTGCTGCGCGCTGAAGAGCAGCGGGAGCGTGCGCTGGCGCTGGTGCGCAACCTGCCGCTGGATGCCGACAAGCCGTTGCAGATCACCGTCGATGAATACCGGCCGCCGCGCAAGCCAGATCAGAACGCGCTGATGTGGGCTGGGCCTTTAGCCGACATCGCGGAGCAGGCATGGCTCGAAGGCCGCAAGTACAGCGCGGAAGCTTGGCACGAATTTTTGAAGCAGGAACTGCTGCCCGAAGAATTCGACCCACTGCTGTGCCGCGAGGGCTACGAGAAGTGGACGATCACGCCAAAGGGCGACCGCGCGCTGATCGGTACCACCACCAAGCTCACCGTGAAGGGCATGGCGCAATATCTAGAATCGCTGTATGCATTCGGCGCTAGTCTCGGTGTCACTTTCCACGTTTCACCTAACGAGGGGAAATCATGAGCAACGAATTCAAAACCGCCGGCATCCAACAGCTTGACCACATACTCAAAGTTGATGCCGCCAACACCGTAACGCAAGGCCGTCGCCAGTTCGAACAGGTAGCTCCGATCCCGATGCTGGTTGACCCTCGCCGCGCGCAGTTGCTGGCGCTGTTTGACTTGTCGGATATGCGCGGCCAAGACCTTCTATTGCAGATCGCCGGGTTGCATGCCGCACGGTTTCCAAAGGTTCCAAAATGAACCGCTTTGAGAAATTCGCTTTGGAGCGCATGCTGGGCATCTATGACTTTGTTGCGGCAAATCCGGGTTGCTCAGTGATGCAACTTTGCGAAAAGTTTGAGCTACGCGCGAGCGCGATTCGCGCCAATCTACACAAGCTGCGCGATTCGGAGCATGTCATAGACAAGCCAGGTGTGCGCAGTCGATGGGGGCAACTGCCCAGCGCGTGGACGATCACGTACAAAGACCGTCCCGATATGCCACCGCCGAGTAAAAAGCGCGGCAAGAGAGCGAAACAGATTCCTATTCTGCAGCCAATCAAAGTCGATGATGCCAAGCGCATCATCACGCGTGCCAAGCAGATCGGCATGAAACCCGATTCGTTCGCGCTGCCGGCTGCGTTCTTTCATCCTGCGGCGGTGAGCGCATGACCTGGGCGCGCTCCAAACCGATGACCCGCACAGCGTTCAAGTCGAAGCCTGGCGCCACCACCAAGGCCCCAGCGGCGCGCGCGAAGATGAAGAGCAAGGGACCGCGCATGACGCCGATCCGCAAGGCGGCGCGTAATCAGGATTGCACACTGCGCATCCCCGGAGTGTGCAACTTCGACCCGGCCACTACGGTGCTCTGCCACAGCAACGCGCTGGCCGACGGCAAGGGCATGGGCCTGAAGGCGCCTGACACCGAAGCGTGCTTCGGCTGCAGTTCGTGTCATGACGTGCTTGACGGTCGCGCGCCGCGCCCGGACTGGCTTTCCCTGCTGCTGCTCGAAGGCGCCTTCATCCGGGCGCGCGGCGAGACTCACATAATCCTGAAAAAGAAAGGCCTGATGCCGTGACCCCGATCATCCTCACCCTGCCGATATTCTCGGCCAACCGCTACCTGATGCCGGTCTCGCGCGGCAAGCACCTGTCGATCATGAATACGAAGGAAGCGACAGAATACAAGGCCAAGGTGCGCGCGGCCGCACTGGCTGCTGGCTTCCAGAAGATCGTTGGCCGGGTCAAGATTGAGCTGTGGATGTACCCGCAGCGCCCGAAGGATTGGCAGACGCGCATGCGCAAGCTGGGCGCCCATTGGGATGACAGTGTTCGCGCCATCGACGCGGACAATATAACGAAATTATTGCTGGACGGCCTGAAGGACTCGGCATTCGGCGACGACAAGACCGTGTTCCAGCTGATCGTGATGCGCATGGAGCCTGACGAGAAGCCGGCGAGGGTCGTTGTCCGCATCACCGCCATCCCCGCCGCCCAGCCGCAGGAGGTGCTGCTGTGAGCATGTCGTCGCATCAAAAAAATGGAGGTCATGACGAATGGCTGACACCGCCGAGCATCTTGGCTCCTCTCGGCACGTTCGACTTGGATCCGTGCGCTCCTGTTGCCCGACCATGGGACACCGCCGCGCGCCACTTCACCGTAGAGGATAGCGGCCTGTTGCAGCCTTGGGCGGGACGCGTCTGGTGCAATCCGCCGTTTGGCCGCGAGGCGATTCACTGGATGCGCAAGATGGCCGCGCACGGCAACGGCGTGGCACTGATCCCGGCGCGCACCGAGACCGCGATGTTTTACGAGACGGTGTGGCAGGTTGCTGACGCCGTGCTGTTCATCAAGGGCCGGCCGCACTTCCATACCGTCGACGGCAAGCGGGCGCCGTTCAACAGCGGCGCACCTATCTGCTTGATTGCCTACGGGGCGTTGAACGTGCTGGCGCTGGAACGCAGTGGGCTTGGTCGTGTGGTGGCAGCATGAAGCCACACCTCAAGCCCCACTCTGGCGCCTGGCTGTGCATCGCCGACGACGGCGTATTCGTCGGCCCGACCGCGCGCGAGGCGTTCGTGCTGTGGTACTGCGCGCGGATTTACGGAAAGGCGATTTGACGACTCGCAATAATTTCCTTGACGCATGCGGGGAAACTCGCATACGATTACTGCTCAGGCTGTCGCGGCCTATATTTACACGAAATTCTCAAATGAATCTTTCAGACTGCACGTTTTACCGGACCCATCGACGGCGCTCGCCATCGTGTAAAGGGAATGCGACCCGGTTCAACGTGCAGCCTAAAGGATTAGCCATGCAAGCGAATTACCAGCACTACGAAATTCTTAAGGCAGCGTTGGTAAGCGCCCATCCCGACGCCACCCCGGCCGAATACGAAGCTGCCATCAAGCGCATCGCCGCACACTGCGGGGTTTGAGATGGCCGGCGAATGGATCAAGGTCCGCACAAACCTCTGGACCGACCCCCGAGTTTCCCAGCTTTGCGATTTGACCGATGCAAGCAAGCCGGCCGTCGTCGGCGCGCTGTACTGGCTCTGGTCATCGGCTGACGAACACACGCAGGATGGGCACATGCCGGGCCTGAGTCTCAAGGCGATCGATCGTGAATCCGGCGTTCCTGGTATGGGGGCGGCACTGCTTAGCATCGACTGGATCGCCGATACCCCTGGCGGCATCACCTTAACTCGTTTCGAAGAACACAACGGCGCATCGGCAAAAAGCCGTGCTCAGACCGCAAAACGTGTAGCAAATCACAAAACTAACGCTGTGGTAACGCAGTCGGTAACGCAACTTCACGAAATCGCTAACGCAGTGACCGTTACCAGTGCGTTACCTAGAGAAGAGAAGAGAAGAGAAGAAGTAAAAGCAAATACCCCCATACCCCCTTCGGGGGCAATCGTGCCAGTCAAAAAAGTTCGTGCCGCTATCTCGCTGAAAACATTCTTGGCTGAATGCAAGGCTGAAGGCGTCAAGCCCGTTCCTGAAGACGATTGTGTTTTTGATTATGCCGCCGAGGCTGGCATCAGTCATGACGTGCTGGCGCTGCAGTGGTCCGAGTTTCGGGCGCGTTACACCGTCGAGGGGGCGAAAAAGTACAAGGCTTGGCGCATCGTGTTCGGCAAGTCGGTGCGCGGGAACTGGTTCAAGCTGTGGTACTTCGACAATAACGGCAATTGCGCGCTGACATCGGCCGGCGTGCAGGCCAAGAACACGGCTGAAGCCGCCAAAAGGAAAGCAGCATGATGCCCACTGACGACCGCTACACCGATCGCATGGTGGCCATCGAGCATGAGCAGTCCGTGCTGGGCGCCCTACTGCGGCTGAACCGCGCCGTCGACCAGATCGGCGACCTGGGCGAGGCGCACTTCTTCGACGCGCAGCACCGCATGATCTTCCGCGCAATCCTGAAGCTGGTGGGCATGAACCGGCCGGCCGACGTCATCACCGTTTTCGGGCTGTTGCAATCCGAAGGGAAACAGGTCGATATCGGCTACCTCAACACGCTGCACCAGAGCATGCCTAGCGCAGCGAACATAGCGCAGTACTGCCGCACGGTGCGCGACCGCGCGCTGAAACGTGGGCTGGTGGCCATCGCCCACGAATTGATCGAGGATGCGCACCAGTCTGCCGAAGAGGGCGCGGTACTGGTCGATGCGGCGGCGGCGAAGCTGGAGGCCCTGGGCCGCGTCAGCGCCACCGGCGAGCCAGAGCGCGCCATCGAGAGCTTGACGCAGCACATTGAGCGCATCGACGCCGAATACCACGGCAACAGTTCGCCGGCCGTGGGCACCGGCATCACCGATTTGGATGCGGCGTTGAACGGCGGCCCGCGCCGGGGGAACCTGGTGGTACTGGCCGCGCGTCCGAAGATGGGCAAGACGGCGCTGGCGCTAAACATCGCCAATCACGTCGCGGTCGACGGCGTGGCGGCCGTCCTGTCGATGGAGATGGGCAAAGCCGAGCTACATAACCGGAATCTGGCCAGCATCGGCCGGATCGACCTGAACCACCTGAATGATCCGAAGAAATTCACCACCGAGGATTGGCAGGCTCTGACCCGCACCACGATCAAGCTCACCGACATGCAGCTGTACCTAGACGACCAAGGCGGCTTGTCGCTGATGCAGGTTCGCGGCAAGGCCATGGCCATCAAGCGCAAGGCCGGCGCCCTAGATCTGCTGGTGATCGACTACCTGCAATTGATGAGCGGTCCCGGCGACAACCGAAACGCGCAAATCGAAGCCATCACGCGCGGGCTGAAAGCGCTAGCCAAGGAACTCAACTGCGTGGTGCTGCTTCTGTCTCAGTTGAATCGCAAGCTTGAGGAACGCCCTAACAAGCGCCCCTTGCCATCTGATCTCCGCGACTCCGGATCGATCGAACAGGATTGCGATATTGCGATGTTTTTGTACCGGGACGAGGTCTACAACGAGCACAGCTCAGACAAAGGGATCGCCGAGCTGAATATCGCCCTCAATCGCCAGGGCGCGGGTAGCAAGGTCAATCTGGTCTATGTCGGGCAATACACGCGCTTCGAGGATGTGGCGCGCGGCTGGCATCCGGCGCCACCGCAATCCAAACCTATGACTCGGCGTGGCTTCGACGACTGACCGCAAAACAACGCATCAAAATAATACTTGATCCACGTACGTTTCTGATACATAATTCTTTCCATGGGCAGCGCAACGGGCGCGGCGGAATTGGAGAAATGATCATGAACAAAGCCAAATACTACGTACTCGTTTTCGCAACCAAAGCAGACCGCGCAGCAGGCGAGCAGGCGTATGAGTTCGATTGCTCGACTCTGGATCAAGCGTACCGCGCCGCTGACGATGAGATCGAGATCGGCAACTATGCCGCCAGCATCTATGAGCGCTCCGGTACCACAGCTCCTTCGGTGCGCATCGCCACGCACATCATGCCCAAAGTCGCCGCCTAATCAACCCCGCCCGCTAGTCGGGCATCAATTGGAGGAACTGTGCCGACAAAAGAAGAAATTGCAGCGACCCGCAAAGCCGCCGGCCTGACACAGGAGCAGGCCGCCGCGCTGGTGCACCGCAAGCGCCTAGCGTGGTACCGCTGGGAATCGGGCCGCGACCCGATCGACATGGCGTGCTGGGAGCTGTTTCTGTTAAAAACCAAATCGGCGCGCAAGAGCGCCAAATAAACTAGGGGAATGCAATGGACAAGTTTCTGACTGAAGAAGGCCTCAACCTGATCAGCGTGTTGCTGGTGATCGCCGCCGGCGGCATCTGTTTCATTTACTGGGTGGCGTACAAGATGGAGCAGGCCCGTGAATTCCTGCGCCAAGACGAGCGCGACACCGACCCGCAGCCGTTCACGCTAGATCCGAAGCACATCAGGCGCGTGCTGGACGACCTGGGGCTGCGCAAGACGTTGCCGGTGTATCTGAAA